AAGCATACAAACAATCATAATTATGGCAATAACATTTAGAGGTCAAGCTAGTAGATTAAATAAAGAAACTAAAGGTAGGAATCAAGTTGGATTTCAAGACAAATCTGCAGCTGGCGATCGTCAAGGCGTTGGAGGTGAAGATGTATCTTTGGAACAGGCTATAGGTTCTTTTAATAAAAGAAATTCTTCTCCAGCTAAAATTAGTAAAAACTTTTATGGAGGTGAAGCCTATTTTCAGGATGGCTACGGAGGCGACTTAGGTAGTCCTGCTAAAAAAAGTTGTTCACCTATTACAGCAAGAGCTAAAATTTAAAAAAAATAATCACAATGGGAATTAAAGGTAGTAAAAACACGCCGATCACGGCAAGAATAAACACTGGTTTATTCAATCAAAAGAAAGGTGTGAAAGAACCTTTATTAGACGTTGGCCCCGCTGGCGTTTACGGAAACAATCAAACTAGAGATATTCCCTCACCGAGTAAGATGAAAGGATATTCAATGAAAGCTTCTCCGTTTAAGCAAAAGGTAGGTGTTAACGTTGTAAAATCAGAATCAACTGGTGACCAGATTGTTAAAGGTAAAAAAATAACTAGAGGTAAATCCTGGGATGATTTAAGAGCAGAGGGTATGTCTGAGGAAAAGATAACAGAAGCTAAAGCTTGGAGAAAAAAGAATCCAACCGCAGCAAGGGATCAGGTAGACACTGGGAAAAGCGAACCTGACACAATAGTAAAAGGGGAAACTAAGGAATCAAATAAATTTACAGCAAATAAAACTAGAGACAAAGGTGATTCTCAAACGGCTTTAGATAGACGTAATGTTATTAGATCAGGAAAAATAGGCGCTAGAACAGAGAAAGATGCTCAAAGAAAAACTGACAGAGGTTTGCGTCGATCAGGAGCTATTAATCCCGCTACTAATAAACCATACAACAAAAGAGACCAGAGACTAGCGAGAAATGCAACTCAAGATGCGACAAATCTTAAAATTTCACAAAACGTTGTAAAAGGGGTAAAAAATCAAACTGACCAAAACATAGGTATTAACAGCAGCAAGGACGTACTTAATGATGAAAGAAATATGAAATTGTCTGGTGTTGGTGGAAAAGCTGCGCAGGATGCTGTTATTAAAGAGGGTGGGGTTGAAAGTGATTCAGATGCTATAGATTTTGGAGAGCTAGGCAAAACAAATGCTACAGATACTGAAAAACTATCTGGAGCATTACCAAAGAAAACACCGGATTTCTTTAAAAAGAAAACGCCTTTAAAAATGAAATACTTCAAATAATGGCATACAAGCAAGAACCTAAGTCTCCAGTACTAAAAAGGTGCTGGGAAGGGTATTCTCCAGTACCTGGTAAAAAGAAGGAGGAAAAAGGAAGTTGTGCAAAGTCACCTGCTAAAAAAACAGCAGCGTGGACGCGTAAAGAGGGTAAATCTAAAACTGGCGGTTTAAATCAAAAAGGTGTTGATGCTTATAAAAAAGACAATCCTGGATCTAAATTAAAAACAGCAGTTACAACAAAACCTTCTGAACTTAAAAAAGGTAGTAAAGCAGCTAAGCGTAGAAAATCATTTTGTGCAAGGATGGGTGGAATGCCTGGAGCTATGAAAAAACCTAACGGAGAGCCAACTAGAAAAAAGTTAGCTTTAGATAAATGGAACTGTTAATGGAATCAAAAGGACTAGGAGACACGATAGAAAAAATTACAAAAGCAACTGGGATTAAAGCGATAGTAGATAAGCTACCAGGAGATTGTGGGTGTAGTAAAAGAAAAGAAGCACTAAATAAAGCGTTTCCATATAAAGAAAAAACAAAATAGTAACAATTAAATTAAATCATTATGAGTCAAGTGAAAGAATTAAATCCAGAAGTTAAATTAACTGAAACAGAATTAAAAGAACTAAATTCAATCGTCAACGAGATTAACGAGGTGCAAATGCAAATAGGTGGAATGGAAGCTCACAAGCATGAGTTATTGCATTCGATAGCAGTAAAGACTATATCGTTGAAAGCCATACAGAAAACTTTAGAGGAAATTTATGGGAAGGTTAACATCGATTTAAACACAGGGATTATTACCGATGCACCTGATTCGTAAGATAAGTATAGGAAAAGACTATAAGAATGACGCTATGCACTACGCTGTTGGACAGGAAGTGTATGGCGGTCATACTATAGCTCATATTTTAGAAGAGGAAGATAAGTACTCTATATATATAACAAAGAACGATACCATAATGCCTTGGAAAGACTTTAATAAGAACATGTCTGTATCCATTGAGTATGATTTAAAATACTAGAATGCAGAGTGTTTTTAATTATTTAGTATCACCTAAAGGAGATAGAACTGTAGGTTCTAAAGAAATAGAAGGACAAACATTATTACTTAATACAGATTTACAAAATCATAGCTATACTAATAGAGTAGGTACAATATTGAATCTACCTCTAGTTGGCAACGAAGAACTAAAAGAAGGTGACGACGTTATTGTACATCACAATGTATTCAGAAGGTTTAGAGATGTAAGAGGTAATGAAAAAGATAGCAAGAATTATTTAAGCGAGGACGTTTACACTATTCAAGCTGATCAGATATATGCGTTTAAAAGAAATGGTGAATGGAAAGCTTTAAAAGGATTCTGTTTTGTTAAACCTATAAAAGAAGACAAAATGTTTTCTGTAGACTTTGAAAAACCATTAATAGGCATTGTAAAACTTGGTAATGATGAAATTGAAAAAGAATCATTAGTAGGTTTTAAACCGAACTCAGAATACGAATTCGTAATAGAAGGGCAGAGGTTATACCGAGTACCCACCAATTCAATCACAATCAAATATGAATATCAAGGAAACGAAGAGGAATATAATCCAAGCTGGGCAAGTGGCAGTTGAAGAATTAATTAAGGTAGCAAAAGAAGCTATTGTAACTGATTCCGAAGATGATTTGACAGCGGATAAACTTAAGAACGCTGCAGCCTCAAAAAAGCTAGCTATATTTGATGCCTTCGAAATACTTAGTAGAATTGAGGAGGAAGAAAGAATATTAGAAAACAAACCTAAGAAGGAACTTGAAACAACAGAGTTTAAAGGTTTCGCTGAAAGAAAATCTAAGTAATGTACGAGCAGAGCTTATACAGGGTTGTAACACCTATAAAACTGACTACTATTTCCAGGTTGAATAAAGGAAAGAAATGGGAATACGGATATAACAAGGAGCATGATGTTGTTGTTATAAGTAAAACCGGTCAGATTGGGGAAATATATGAAATACAAAATCTTAGGATTGCTTTACCAAAAGCCCCTCCTAAAATAGATAAGAAAACGGACAGATGGACACCTGAGGAGTATCCCAGGGAACTAAAGTCTATAACTAGTATATTTGACTGGAGAGATTATCCGGACGAATTTAAAATCAAATGGGGGATATATATAGATGGGCAATTTAATAAAAGGGAAAACGGTCATTGGTTCAATAATAAGAATGTGGATACTTACATTACTGGTACTCATTTTATGTACTTGCAATGGTCCAAGATTGATGTTGGGAAGCCAGAGTTTCGAGAATCAAATAGATTATTCTATATATTTTGGGAAGCTTGCAAAGCAGACAAAAGAAGTTATGGTATGTGCTATCTCAAGAACAGACGTTCGGGATTTTCATTCATGGCGTCAGGGGAGACTGTTAACATGGCAACCATATCAAGCGACTCACGGTTTGGGATTTTGTCCAAATCTGGATCCGATGCTAAGAAGATGTTCACAGATAAAGTTGTACCCATTAGTGTTAACTATCCCTTTTTCTTTAAACCAGTACAAGACGGTATGGACAGGCCAAAGACGGAACTTGCCTATCGTGTCCCCGCCTCGAAGCTCACCAGGAGGAAGCTCGACAGTAACAAAGCTAAAGAAATCATATCAGGTCTTGACACCACGATTGACTGGAAAAATACCGGTGACAACGCGTACGATGGGGAGAAACTCAAATTACTCGTTCACGATGAATCGGGGAAATGGGAGAGGCCGAACAACATCCTCAACAACTGGAGGGTCACAAAAACGACATTAAGATTAGGAGCAAGAGTTATTGGTAAGTGTATGATGGGGTCTACCTCGAATGCACTTGATAAAGGAGGTGAAAATTTTAAGAAATTATATGGAACGTCAGATGTTACGAAAAGAAACGCCAATGGACAGACTCGCTCAGGATTATATTCTTTGTTCATTCCTATGGAATGGAATTACGAAGGATTCATTGACGCTTATGGAATGCCTGTATTCAACACCCCACTTGAAGATTGCGAAAGCCCACACGGAGACGCTATTGAGGTTGGTGTCATAGAGCATTGGAATAATGAAGCTGACGGATTAAAAGGCGACCAGGACGCTCTAAATGAATATTACAGACAGTTTCCACGTACAGAGGAACACGCTTTTAGGGATGAGACTAAAAACAGCATCTTTAACTTAGCAAAAATATACGAACAAATAGATTACAACGAAGATTTAGCTAATAGCAATGTAGTAACAAAAGGTAGCTTTCAATGGGAAAATGGTATAAAAGACTCTAAAGTGG